GGGTAAGTTCTTAGAGTATTCGGGCTATAACCAAGGGGAAAGTTTTCCCGCAGGCAAATTAGGTCAAACACAACTAGATGATTTCGGACGTTGGCTAGAACAACTCGACCGAAGTTATCACGTTATCATCGCTGGACATGTACCAATGGAAAGAGAAAATGATGTGGCAAACGTGACGAAATTTGCTACCTTACTAGACGGATTCAAACAAGGTATAAGCGTAACAATTGACTATAGCACGTTGATCGGTCACAACCCTAATCCAATAGGACCATGTACTTATAACTTCGCGACTAAAGGAAGTGGAACAGTCGTGGCAATCTTCGCTGGTCATTGGCACTACGAGACAGTGAAACAATTAGGAACAACGCAAATCATCGTTTGTACGACAGGTTATTGCGAGCCGGAAAATTACGATACGGACAAAGAAGCAGGCTTTGCGAATGTGCAAATTGATACCATAAAACGGACCATTAAATTGCAAGGTGTAGGGCACTACACAAGTAGGGATTTCACGTACTAAGGAGGTTTAAGCAGTGGACAAAGAAATAAAACAATTACAAAATTCAGTCAACTGGATTTTACAACAACTAGAAATTCATTTTGACGGAACACCGCAACAAGCGCACGTAGACGCTACATCCATGAATGCCGGATTTTGTACACCAGAGATTGCGATGAACGCGCGTGGGATTGCTCTAAAAGAAAATGAATTGAATAAAGAATACCCTAGCATTTACGATGTGCCACCTGGTTTTTATGCAACCACTAATCAATGGTACGACAATGGACAAGTTACAATGTTTAGTAGCGGTTCAATTATGATGCTTGGTGTCATGCAAGAACATAACGAGCGAAAATTGATATGGATATCGGATGGTTATGGCGGTAATATCTACATTGCACGTACACATGGTGCTGATAACGGCTATAATAGTCCGGGTTTCCGAAAAATGTTGACAACTTTTACCTTATTTGAAGGCGAAAAGAGCGGTAAAGATACAACGATCGATTTAAAAGATAGCATGAAACATTACACATCTATGCGTATTCATATTGCGGGTTGGGGTGGTCAAGTATACGAAGCAAACAATGTAACCGCACCAGTTATCATGTTTACTAACTTATATGACGATGCAGGCGGTATGGAAATGTATGAGTTGAAATTAGAACGTGTGACAGATACACGGTATAAAATTGCGCGTTCGGCTACGGCAGCTATCACTAGCGCAATGAACTACCACCAAGACGAAAATGCAGGGATAAAAATCACGAAAATTGAAGGTGTTAAGTAGGAAGGAGGGATTGATTTGGCAGACAGAAAAGTTGGTGAGATCACCGTACCTACAGAACCAGTTAGTCGTGCCACCAAGATTACAGGCTTTACTTTTAAATCCTATGATAAAAATGCTGGCGTATTACAATTTAATATTGAAAATCAAGACGGAAGTCCGACCGATTTAATCGATGCGACTGTTCGTCTTTTTATGTACATCTACCAAGGGGAAGAGAAAAAGGAGTTCCCAATTTTTGATAACCAGATCATTACTGAAAGCTACATGCAAGGGATTGTAAAATATCCTATTCCTGACATGTTACTTTCTTACGAGGGGAAAGTTGATGCCAATGTTTATATTGATTTTCCAGATGGTAGTCATACGGACAATTTGGCGTTTACTTTTAATATTGAGAAATCTATCATTGATGGCGATGTTCAATTGAATGGAGAATATTATTTTAAAGACTTTCAACAACTACTTGATGGGGTCAAACAAGAGGCGACAGATGCTGTTAACGCAGCATTAACAAATGTGGATTCTACGATTGAAAAGGCAAACCAACAAATAAATGAATTTGTAGAGGGAGCCACACAAGCAATTGATCAAACTGTTGACGAGGTAACAGAGCAACTACAAGCTACTCAAACTAAGATTGATACCGTTTCTCAAAACGTTACATCGGCACAAAACAATCTTAAAGCAGTTGAAGACAAAATGAATCAAACCAATCAGCAAATAGGCGATCTCGGCAAGCTGAAGAGGATGTACAGTAACAGCATTGACTTCGGGGACTATGATTATTCGGGGAACCCGAATATTGCGCCTAATGTAGGTTTTAATGATTTCTACAACAATGGCTCTCAAACTGGTTACACTGCTAAAGATGAAGTAGACCACATTGCGGTTACAAGAACTGCAGATGCGCCTCCGGCTGGAAAACTATTAAACCTCCGCACATTATTACCAAACAAAACTTATACTCTCAGCGTTGATATATGGGCGGATATGGAAGTGCCATCTGGCGCGATATCTTGTAGTATTCGGTTAAGAGAGGGAACAGAAGTAAGGTCTGTTTGGGCGCTTATAAACAAACCTGTGGGTACCAATAGAACGACCTATAGCGTTACGTTTACTACAGCTGCTAATTTTGTGACTACAGAAGAGTCTAGAATATCTTTGTGGTTTAATGATTCAGCTGGTGCATGTACAGGTTATTTAGGCTATAACATCAAAATCGAAGAAGGTCCAACAGCCACCCCGTACCAGCCAAATCTACTCGATGCACCGTATTATTTGAGCAAGGTGGCTTTGGGTGAGAATATTGCTGATCCTACAAAAACCTTTCCTATTAAGTCTAGCGGTTCAGTGTTATATCAAGGTAATATGACAGAACCTTTTGTTGTAGGAGAAACTTATACAATTACCGTAAAAGGAACAAAACCATCAACTCAACTCTTTGGAGTTTTCAACCCAGGTATTTCGGGGTATGGTAACTTGTCACCCGTGGAAGGTCTAACAGATGTGTGGTCATTAACTTTTACACCAAATGAAGTAAGTACTGACCCTAAAATACTTCAAATAGTTCAAACGCCAAATGCAAGTGTTGGCGCATGCCAAATTGACTGGCTCAAGATCGAAAAAGGCAACACACGAACCCCGAATATTAGTCAGTTTAAATACTTCGGTGAAGGCCTGAAAGACAGCAACAATCCGAACGACTATAGTTGGGACGTCACGCCTGAATATACTGAAAAAGGCTTGAATAATACGGTTAGTCTAACCGAACCACAGTCAGTTGAAGGTTTAAAAAACTTTGAGGATGGGTTGCAGGTTGGAGGTAAAGAAGTTGCTACAGTTCCAGAAAGTACAGGTTGGCTTGCTCTTACACTTGTGGACGGTTTCGAAGTAGCTGAGAATAATCCACCTCAATATAAAATCACGTATCAAGCAAATGGTGATAATGAAATTGAGTTTAGAGGTGAGTTCCAACTGACCGGAGGGACAAAATTTACAAAGGATACAAGTTATTATCCATTCGGACGTGCTAATCAAGCTACAAATATACCAAATGAGTTGAAACCTGACCGAACCGCCTTTGGTTACGGCGCAACAAGTACAGGTGTCGGTGGTCGGCTAGCTGTAACCACAACGCCAACTTTTGTATTCATACCTGGCGATTCAGATGGTACTTATTGTTCAATTAGTCCTTTACGGTACACGCAAACAAAAAAATAAAGGAGTGAAATAAATGAAAAACATTTGGAAATACGGACGTACTGGTGGAGAGTACGCAGGAAAAGTATTGGACGACATGCTTGTGTCCGTTCCCTACACAGATCAGCCTCCACTTGAAGGGATTCGTGCTGATGGCGAACCGCTAACGATTGCTGATCAGATGTTTGATCCTAAATTGAACCAATGGATTGTTTTAGCGAACGCACTAGATCACAACGATTTAAACAATCTCAAAGCGATGTATGAGTCGTTAGAAAATGAGAACGGCGATTTAAAACAGCTCAACGCCAAACTCATGCTAAACAATGTAGCAATTAAACAGGAAAATACTGCATTGAAAGAAAAAGCGGATAGTTTAGCACAAATCAATTCAAAAATGATGCTTGCTTCGTTACAAAATAGCAAAGACATTTCAGAAATTAAAGAGCAACTAAATCCAGCTTCAAAGGGAGGTGAGTAGTATGTTTAGTTTTAGCGATGTGAAAATGATGTATGATTGGGGCTGTTTTACTGACGATCAAGTTCGACTATTCGTTCCACTATGCATTACAGACGAAGAAGCGAATGAGATTATTAATAGTGAAAAATAGAAGCGTACTCAAACGAGTGCGCTTTTTATTGTGGATGGAAGTGAGGTCAGTAATTTGCATATTGAGCAACAGCACTTAGCGATGATTGTTACTGCTTTAATTACAGCAGTTGGAACATTTTTAGCAACTAAGTCAACTAACAAAGTGACTTTAGAAAATGAAAACATTAAGAATGCTACTTCATTGTACGAGCAATACAAAGAGTTGAACCAACAGTTACAACAGAAAGTAGACAAGCTAGAAAATAAAGTGGAAAAACTACAAGAAAAATATGAGAAAGAAATCAATTTTTATAAAGATAAAATTGAACAACTGGACGGGCAAATTGATGCCTTGCTTTCAGAAAGAGAAATATTGATAGAAGAAAACAAGCGATTGAAAAAGAAAGTAGCCCAACCAATGAAGGGAGGTGGATAGTATGAACAATAGAACCTTTGATATTTTGAAATGGATCGCTATAGTAGTTATCCCCGCTTTAGCGACTTTTGTCGGTCTTGTCGGAAAAGGTGTTAACTGGCGGTACACAGATATAACGGTGATGATTATTACAGGTTTTGGAGCATTTCTAGGGAGTATTTTAGGTGTATCAAATCGAACGTATAAGAAAATTTCATCAGATAAATAGGAGGAAACAAATGAAAAAGAAAATTACTATTACTGCGATGAGCCTGTTAACGGCTCTTTTTTTATTGCCAATTAATGGATTTGCCTATACGATCAACAATGAATTTAATTTAGGTGTAAATGAAGGTAGCTCACAAGTAGCAAATAATCAGTACATTTTACTGCATGAAACGGCTAATGAAACAGCAACAGGACGCAATGAAGCGCAATATATGCAACGTTCATGGACTAGTGCTTATACTGCTTATATTGTGGGAGACGGTGGAATTGTTTATCAAGTCGGACAACCTGGTTATGTACAGTATGGTGCTGGTTCATATGCTAATGCCAATAGTCCAGTGCAGATTGAGTTACAACACACACATGATAAAGCAACGTTTGAGAAAAACTACAAGGCATACGTTGAATTGGCAAGAGATGCAGCAATGAAATATGGTATTCCATTAACATTAGACACTCCTTATAACCAACCAGGAATCAAATCGCATTTATGGGTAACACAAAATATCTGGGGAGATCATACTGATCCGTACGGATATCTTTCTGAAATGGGCGTAAGTAAAGAAAAACTAGCCTATGATTTAGCTCATGGATTTACCGATGAAAATCCAACTACTTCAGATGATAAACCAGTCATTGATCCAACTAGAGCAGGTGCTGCAAATTCTACGCTGACAGATGGAACAAATTACGCCCACATTGATCAGCTCGGGGAAATCGAAAACGCAAACTTGCATGTGGCTGGATGGCACATTGCTAACTATAAATACGAGTATATTTTCATTATGGATTACAATACTGGAAAAGAATTAGCTCGAGTAAATGCTAATGGCGTTTCACGTCCAGATGTAAACCAATCTTATAGTACTTATGGAAACGTTGGTTATCATGTTTCTTTCAATATGCGTAATTTTCCTAATAAGAAAGTCTATGTCATGATGCGTGCAACGAATGATCCAGAAGGGAACACTAAAGGCGGAGCACAAGATTTCCATGACAAACGTTGGTATTTAAATATTCCTAAACGATAAAAATAGCTCCTCGTTGAGGAGCAGTACATAGAATTGAAAATTAACGTTAAATCAAAAAAATATTTACAAGATGTTTATTTAAGTAGATAATAAAAGAAAAAAGCAGGTGAAATTGTGACAGCAGAAATTGGTATTATGAATAAAAGTGGAATCGTGTTAGCTTCAGATTCAGCATCTACGATTGGAGATAGCAAAGTATATAATACTGCAAAAAAATTATTTACTTTGGATTCCATGCATTCTGTAGGTATCATGATATATGGTAATGCTGAATTTAATGGTATTCCTTGGGAAATAATCATTACTCAATATAAGAAAAGCATTGGTAGTTCTGTTTTTAATACTTTGGAAGAATACGCGGATAATTTTATAGAATTTGTCAAAACAGCATCTTTTATTAGAAGTGAACAGACCGAGCAAGAACAAATGATTGGGGTTTTTCAAAAAATAATTTCAGGTTTATTTGAGAGTATAGAAGTAGATATTAACTTTTTAATAAGCCAAGGTACACAAATAGATAAAGATGTCCTAGTGAAGTTATTACAAACAAAAATGAATACCAATTTGTCTCAACAGTCCCAGACATTCATTTTAGATATTGAAAAGGCGTTATTTCTTAGTAACTATGGAGAAATATTAAAAGATATTCTTAATAGTATTTCTACAATGGAAGGTGTTTCAGAAGCTATATCAGAGGAAATTCAAAGTTACGTTTATGAAATTATAATTAGAGACGATGTTTATTCTTCCCCTACAGGAATAGTTATAGCAGGATATGGAAGAATGGATATTTTTCCTAAACTATATTCTTATAATATGTTTGGATTTGTTATGAATATTCTGAAATACTCAGAATATGAAAGTGCTCAAATAGGAAATGACAATGGTTCATTAAGATCTACTATATTACCATTTGCTCAGTCTGATGTGGTAAATACTGTAGTTCAAGGGGTAGATCCACAAATTACTAATTATCTGTCGAGTCAAGTCGATAGTTTTGACGATAACGGAAAAAATACCTATATTAATATTATAAAGAATATTTCAGAGTTTCAACAAAATCAATTCATATTTCCGTTACTAAACATGATTGCTTTACTCCCAGTTGAAGAAACAGCAATTATCGCAGAGACTTTATTAAATTTAACCAGTTTTAAACGAAAATATACTACTTCTGTAGAAACAGTAGGTGGCCCAATTGATGTTTTAGCTATTACACCTAATGATGGCCCTATTTGGATTAAAAGAAAACATTATTTTGATATTGATAATAATATTGGATACAGATTGCGAAAGGAGAGAGCGAATGATTACAATAATTAAACCTCAGGAAAAATCCCCTGTTTTGAAATTTAATGAGAGCAATTTAGCCCATAATAAAATGAGTATAACTGATACAGTATTTGATGTAATGGTTGAGCAACAAAAAAAAATTAATAATAACAATAGACAAAGAAAAGAAATTAACCAATATTAATGTTTTTTCTGTTGCGTTTTTTGCAGTCATAATTTAAAACCTCGCTCAATCTTGGGCGAGGTCTTTTTTCATTTTTCTGAAAAGTTAAAGTAAATAATAGACTAAAAAATAACTATGTGAGATAATAAACATAGAAAAAAGCTTCAGATACCTCCTAACCCTAGAGTCTTTCCCCAAAAGATAAGTATCTGAAGCTTTTTCTTTTTATGACTTAGAAATAATAGCATAAAATAATATATTCTACAAAGAATAAGTACAATCTAGTTTTTTGCTATTAAATATGTAATAATAAAGATGCCACCGCAACGTAAAGAATGAAAAAAATAATTTATCTTTTCTCAGGTCCATTCTTTTTGTTTGCAGGAGTTGTGGTGGCTTTCCGTACTCTTAGCTCAGTTGGTTAGAGCAGACGGCTCATAAC